CTTTGTGTCTACTCTTCTCAACTAAACGAAATTTTTCTAGTGCTGGTATGTATAATGCCAGTACTGGTGTAATTGAAATTTCGCCAGGTTCGTAAAGTGGTTAGGCAAGTGTTGTGTGCCCTGTGTTTAAGTACTGGTGGTTCCGTCCACTGGTGCACTCGCTTGGCACCTAAGCAGTGTTCCGTCATTGCTTAGTGTGGAAACAACGTTCTGTCGTTGTGGAAACCAATAACTGCTAACCATGTCCTACAACCAAGTGACACTTGCGGTTGCAAGTGATTCGGAAATTTCAGCTCATGGGTGTGCATCTCCTTCTGTAGCCGTTCGCGCTTATAGCGAAGCCGCTGCACAGGAATTTAGAGCATGCCGTTTTGTGGCTTTTGGCTTACAGGATTGTGTTACCGGTGTGCACGATGATGATTACGTCATCGCACTCACAGGAACCAATTTGCTTTGTGCCAAAATCCGACCTTTTTCTGACAGACCTCGTAATTTACGCGGTTGGCTCGTTTTCTCTAACAGCAATTATGTTCTTCAGGAATTTGACGTTATTTTCGGTGATGGCGCTGGTGATGTCGTTTTCGTGGACAACTACATGTGTGGTTTTGATGGTAAGCCCGTTTTACCAGAAACCATTTGGGAGTTTAAGGATTACTTTGGTGATGATGTTGATAACATCACAATCAATGGTGTCTCGTATCAACTCGCATGGGATGTCACACGAAAACCGCTTTCTTATAAACAACAAAATGTTTTGGCCATTGAAAGTATTCGTTACCTTGGTTCTAAAGAGCATACTTTGAGAGCTGGCTGCAAACTCTTCAATGCTAAACAACCTAAGTACTCTGCTAAGGTTGTTTTGAGTGATGAGTGGATTGAGGTCTATAAAGCTTTTGGTTCGCCATTTGTTACAAATGGTTCATCATTGCTTGAGATTCTCACAAAACCAGTTTTCTTTAATGCTTTTGTTGAATGCAATTGTGGTAATAAGGGTTGGAGTGTCGGTGCGTGGGATGGTTATCTATCACCATGTTGTGGCACTCCTGCTAAGAAAATTTGTGTTGTTCCTGGTAACGTTGTGCCTGGTGACGTGCTTGTAACATCCACAAATGCTGGTACTGGTACTAAGTACTATGCCGGTCTTGTGGTTAAGCACGTCGTTAATGTTTCTGGCGTTTCTTTGTGGCGTGTGACTGCTGTTCAATCCGATGGTGCTTTTGTAGCTACTTCATCATATGATGAGGTACTGCATAAGAATTCATTGGACCCATTCTGCTATGATGTCAGCACACGTCTTTCTCTCCAGTTACGTTTGGCTTTTCTTGGTGCCCCTGTAACAGAAGATGTCAAAGTTGCTGCCACCTCTGGTGTCATAGACATCAGTGCTGGTATGTTTGGCTTGTATGATGACATACTGACAAACAACAAACCTTGGTTTGTGCGTAAAGCTTCTGGCCTCTTTGATGCAGTCTGGGAAGCTTTTGTCGCTGCTATTAAACTTATACCAACAACTACTCAGTGTTTGGTTAAGCTTATTAAGGCTGTGGCTTCTGCTGTTCTGACTGTTTCTAAAGGCACTATAGTGATGTTCGCAGAGGTTTCTGAGAAGTTTCAAACGGCTTTTTATGCTTTTACACAGGCTATTTGTGCTGCATTTGATGTTGCATCGGATGCGTTCAAAGTAGGCGGTGTTAGTTTTAGGAAGCTGGGTGATTATGTTCTCACTGAAAATGCCCTTGTGCGCCTAACAACTGAATTAGTTCGTGGTGTTCGTGACGTTCGCGTCAAAAGAGCCACGTTCGCTAATGTTGTTGTTGGTGCCACAACTGATGTGCAACCTTCTGTGATTGAACCTGCTATGGTCAACCTGCGTGTCTTGGACTACGCTGGTAGTGTTGATCCTAAGGGTAGAATTGCTGTTATTGCAGGTCAAGCTTTCTTTCATAGTGGTGGTGTTTACCGTTTTATGGTGAGCCCTACTGCTGTATTGAATGAGCCTGCATTTGCTGGTGACGCTTCTTATAACATTAAATTTAGCGGTTTTAAACTCGATGGGTTTAAGCATCGTGTTGTTAATGCCGCTTCAGATGTTGAAGCTATTGCTGCTGTCGAGCTTTTGTTGTCAGATTTTAAAAATGCAGTCTTTGTTTACAATTTTTCAGTTGATGGTTGTAACATCATTGTTAAGCGTGATGTTGCTTTTGCCACACCTTTATTGTTTAAAGATTGTTATAGTGTCTGGGAGAACTTTTGTATTGATTATTGTGGTCAGCCATGGTTTTTGGTTGACTACAATTCTATCTTACAAGGTACTTCTCTCTCTGACATTGTTGTGCAGGCATCCGAGTCTAAAGCTTTGCTGGAACATCTAAATCCTAAATGCCCCGATGTGTTACTTAACATTGATGGCGGTCGTCTTTGGAAGATGTTCGTGCAAAAACTTGACTCTGTTGTTGAATGGCTTAAAACCCTTAAGCTTACACTCACCCCTAAAGGTCTTTTGGGTAATTGTGCAAAGCGTTTTAAAAGGATTTTGGCCAAACTGCTTGACATATACAATGGTTTCTTAGAAACTGTTTGTAGTGTTGTACATACTGCTGGTGTTGCCATTAAACATTATGCTGTTGATGTTCCTTATGTTGTTATTGGTGACTTTGTTAGCCGCGTTGTTTGTAAGAAGAGGGCTGATGTTCCTGTCCCTTGTGACAGTCGCATCACTTCTTTTCATGAATTTGTTGACGCTGTTTACAAAGTAGGTAAACCAACGACAATCGATGTTGAACACTTGGAGCTTAAAGAGACTAGTTTTGTTGAACCAAAAGAGGGTGGTCAGTTTGTCGTTTCTGATGACTATTTCTGGTACATTATGGATGACATCTGTTACCCTGCCTCTGAGGATGGTGTTTTGCCTGTAGCTTTTTCTAAATCTGCTGGTGGCAAAATATCCTTTGCTGAAGAGGTTACAGTTCACGATGTTGAACCAACACACAAAGTGAAACTCGTTTTTGAGTTTGATGATGACAACGTTGCCAGACTTTGTAAGAAAAGTCTTGGCAAGTCCATCATGTACACTGGTGATTGGGATGGCCTATGTAAAATGCTCACATCAGCAATGAATGTTATAGGGCAGCACGTCACATTGCCACAATTCTACATCTATGATGAAGAGGGTGGAGAAGACATGTCCAAACCAGTTATGATTTCACAGTGGCCGATTGAAAGCGATGGTTGTGAGGTTAATGATGTTGGTGAGCCAACCGTTGACCCTGCACAACCTGACTTGACAGAGGAAGACATTGTTCTCGACAATGAAGTTGTTGACTTCGTGACAGAACAAACGTCTGAGGTTGAACAAGTTAATAAAGCTTTCGGTCCCGTTGTTAAAAGCGCACCTGTACCTGAACATCCGTTCGCTTTCCCATTTAGGGATGAACTTGGTGTTCGTGTTTTAAACCAAGCTGAAAACAACTGTTGGATCAATACCACGCTTATACAGTTGCAACTCACCAAACTCCTAGAGGAGTCTGTCGAGATGGAGCTTTTTAGAGTTGGTAGGACTGGTCCAATAGTTCAGAAGTGTTACGAATTGTCAAACTCAGTTCGTGGTTCGCTTGGTGATAGTGGTGAACTTCTTAACAAGCTTCTTAAAGACAAGTTCACATGTTTCATGACCTTTGAGACATTGTGTGGTTGTGGTAAGAGGCGTGATGAGCAAGCCGGCTGCTGGTTTTGGATAATGCCGTACACAAAACCATTCCCTTATGGTAAGTGTAGTATTTGTCGTAAAACACAAATTTATAAACTTACCAGTATGAAGGGTACTGGTGTTTTTGTTCAGGACCCTGCGCCTGTTGATTTTGATGCACTGCCAACCATGCCCATTTGTGCGTCTGCGTATTTGGGTAGTAGAGGTTCTGGCCATTACCAAACAAACTTGTATAATGTTAATAAGGCCATAGATGGTTTTGGTGTCTCTGACATCAAGAATGGTAGTATTAACACAGTTTGTTTTGTTGATGTTGACTATGACAACACACAGAAGGAAGCTGTTGAAGAGGTGCGACCTTTCGCTGTTCATGAAAACGTTAGTTTTTATGTTGGTGATATTTCACATCTCATAGATTCAGTTCCTTTTGATTTTGTTGTCAATGCTGCCAATGAAAACCTCGCACATGGTGGCGGTGTTGCACGGGCTATTGATGACCTCACAAAAGGTCAACTTCAGTCCTTGTCAAATGCTTACATTCGTAATAAAGGTCCACTTAAGGTTGGTACAGGCGTTATGTTGAAGTGTAACAAATTCAGTGTTTATAATGTGGTTGGTCCACGCAAAGGCAAGCATGAACATACTCTACTTGTAAAAGCGTACAACTCCATTTTGGCTGAAGAAGGTACACCTCTTATGCCTATACTTAGTTGCGGTATATTTGGTGTCAAACTTGAGAATTCTCTTAAAGCTTTGTTCAGTTGTAACATCGACAAGCAACTGCGTGTCTTTGTTTATTCCTCGAAAGAGGAAGAGGCTGTTAAAGGCTTTTTAGGAAGCTTAAGTGTTGCACCTGTTGTCAGGGAAGAGAAAATTGTTGCACCAGTAAAGCTCAAGTCGGAAGATTTGAAACCTTTCAGGTGTGAAGGCAATTTCTCTTTCTTTGATGCTAGTGTAGAGTCATTGAGTGGTGACACTTACTTGCTTTTTACCAACTCAATTTTGATGTTGGATAAGCAAGGTCAATTGTTGGACACCAAGCTTAATGGTATTTTACAACAGGCCGCTTTAGATTATCTTAAGAAGGTTAAAGCTGTTCCCGCTGGTAATTTGGTGAAACTCGTTGTTGAAGGTTTCACCATTTACATGTGCGTTGTTCCATCTGCTAAAGATCCTTCTTTTGATAAAAACCTTGACCGTTGTGTTCGTAAGCTTAATAAACTGAAAATATGCGTTGTCGCTAACATGCCTTCTATTGATGTCTTGAAAAAGCTTCTCTCAAATTTGGCAATTGATGTCAAATTTGCAGCGGAAGGTAAAACTTCAGATGTTAATGGTTGTTTTAAAAGTGATAACGTGGTTTTGAAGGTGACTGAGGATGGTGTCAATGTTAAAGATGTCATTGTTGATTCTTCTAAGTCACTTGATAAACAGTTGGGTGTTGTGAGTGACGGTGTTGAGTCTTTGGAAGGTGTTTTACCTACAAAGACTGACACAGTTTTGTCTGTTGCACCAGCAGTGGATTGGGTTAATTTTTATGGTTTTGATAATGCTGCACTTTTTGCATCACTAGACACCAAGCCATACAATTATCCTAATGACTTTGTCAATGGTTTCAGAGTTCTTAAAACCACTGACAATAACTGCTGGATTAATGCAACGTGTATTACCTTACAATACTTGAAACCTAACTTTAAATCTGAAGGTCTTAATGCCCTTTGGAATAAATTTGTAACAGGTGATGTAGGGCCTTTTGTCAGTTTTATTTATTTTATAACTGGTTCCACAAAGGGCCAAAAAGGTGACTCTGAAGAGACACTATCTAAGTTATCTGAATATTTGGTTAGTGACTCTGTTGTTACCTTAGAACAATACACCACTTGTGATCTTTGTGAGTCTAATATTACTACTGTCAAAGGTGCTGTTGTTTGTGCTAGTGTTCTTAAAGATGGTTGTGAAGTTGGCTTTTGTCCTCATAGGCATAAGTTACGCTCACGGGTCAAGTCTGTTAGAGGTCGTGTTGTGATCACTAATGTAGATAGGCCTGTGGTTGCCCAACCATCTAGGTTGTTGAATGGTATTGCTTATACAGCGTTTTCAGGTCCTGTTGACAGTGGTCATTATACTGTTTATGACTCTTTAACCAAGTCCATTTATGATGGTGACCGTTTTGTGGCATCAGATCTTTCAACATTGTCTATCACAGCTGTTGTTGTTGCTGGTGGTTATATGGCACGTGATGTCACACCACCTGTACAACACAAGAAGTCAGTGATGGAGAAATTTGATGTGAGTGCACAAAATTTCTTCCGTTTTGGTGACTTTGTCATGAATAATTTTATATTGTTTTTGACATGGTTATTTAGTATGCTAAGTTTGTTGCGTACTTCTATTAAGAAACGGGATGTGAAGGTCATCGCAATGGCTCCTAGGCGTACTGGTATTATTTTGACACGTAGTCTTAAGTATAATGTTAAATCAGCCACCGTTGTTGCAAAACAGAAGTGGTGTTATATTAGTATGTTACTTAAGGTGTTATTGTTGTTATATACCATGTACGCCTCTATTTTTATGGTTGTGCAACTTAATCCTTTTAATAGTCTTTTTTGTAGTGACACTATAAGTGGCTATGAAAATTCGACTTTTGATAAGGATGTTTACTGTGGTAAGTCCATGAGATGCAGAATGTGTTTGTTTGGTTATCAAGAATTGAGTGACTTGGAACATACTAGTGTAATATGGAAACACATACGTGATCCCATATTGGCTGGTTTGCAACCATTTGTCATACTTGTTATTCTGTTAATCTTTGGTAACATGTATCTGCGTTTTGGGCTTTTGTATTTTGTTGCACAGTTTATTAGCACTTTTGGTTCTTTTGTGGGTTTTCATCAAAAACAGTGGTTTTTGCACCTTGTTCCATTTGATGTTTTATGCAATGAGTTTTTAGCCACTTTCGTTGTTTGTAAAATAGTCTTATTTGCCAGACATATCATTGTTGGTTGTAATGACGCTGATTGCATTGCCTGTTCTAAAAGTGCTAGACTTAAGCGTGTTCCACTTCAAACAATTGTTAATGGTATGAATAAATCATTCTATGTCAATGCTAATGGTGGTACACATTTTTGTAACAAACATAACTTCTTTTGTGTTAATTGTGATTCATTTGGGCCAGGTAATACTTTTATTAATGGAGACATTGCACGTGAATTGGGTAATGTTGTTAAGACAACAGTACAACCCACAGCGCCTGCCTATGTTGTCATTGATAAAGTTGATTTTGCCAATGGTTTTTACCGTCTGTATAGTGGAGACACATTTTGGCGGTATGATTTTGATATCACAGAACCTAAGTATGGTTGTAAAGAGGTGTTGAAGAATTGTAACGTCCTAGAGAATTTTATTGTTTATAACAATAATGGTAGTAATGTTACACAAGTTAAAAATGCTTGTGTTTACTTTTCTCAGTTATTGTGTGAACCTATAAAGCTCGTGGATTCTGAGTTGCTTTCAACATTGTCAGTTGACTTCAATGGTGTTTTGCATAAGGCCTATGTTGATGTATTGTGCAATAGTTTTTCTAAAGAACTCACTGCCAGTATGTCTATGGCTGAATGTAAAACTGCCCTTGGTTTAACAGTCTCAGATGATGATTTCGTATCTGCTGTTGCAAATGCACATAGGTACGATATTTTGCTCTCAGATTTGTCGTTTAACAACTTCTTTACCTCTTATGCTAAACCAGAAGAGAAGTTGTCTGCCTATGATGTGGCTTGTTGTATGCGTGCGGGCTCTAAGGTCGTTAATCATAATGTCTTGACTAAAGAGTCAACACCTGTAGTTTGGAGTGCCAAGGATTTCAACACTCTATCCCAAGAGGGTAAGAAATACCTTGTTAAAACTACTAAAGCTAAAGGTTTGTCCTTTTTATTGACTTTTAACGATAATCAAGCTATTACGCAAGTACCTGCTACTAGCATAGTTTCAAAACAAGGTGCTGGTTTTAAACGCACTTTTAACTTTCTGTGGTACACTTGTTTTATAATTGTTGCATTATTTGTTGGCATTTCTTTTATTGATTATACAACAACCACAACTAGTTTCCCGGATTATGATTTTAAATACATTGAGAATGGTCAATTGAAGGTGTTTGAAGCGCCTTTGAAATGTGTTCGCAATGTTTTTGACAATTTTAATCAGTGGCACGAAGCTAAGTTTGGTGTTGTCCCTACCAATAGTGATAAATGTCCCATAGTTGTTGGTGTTTCTGAACGCACTAATGTGGTGCCTGGTGTTCCTGCAAATGTTTATTTGATAGGAAGAACCTTGGTTTTTACATTACAAGCGGCTTTTGGTAACACTGGCGTCTGTTATGATTTTGATGGTGTAACAACAAGTGATAAGTGTATTTTTAATTCTGCTTGTACTAAGCTAGAAGGTTTGGGTGGTAACAATGTTTATTGTTATAACACCGGTCTTATGGAAGGTTCTAAACCTTACAGTGACTTGCAACCCAATGCTTATTATAAGTATGATGGTAGAAATTATGTGCGTTTCCCTGAAATTTTGGCCAGGGGTTTTGGCTTGCGTACCATTAGAACTTTGACAACACGATATTGTAGAGTCGGTGAGTGTCGTGATTCTCGTAAAGGTGTTTGTTTTGGTTTGGATAAATGGTATGTTAATGATGGACGTTTTGATGACGGTTATATTTGTGGTGACGGTCTTACTGATCTTGTAATGAACGTCATTTCAATTTTTAGTTCATCTTTTAGCGTTGCAGCCATGTCTGGCCACATGCTTTTTAACCTTTTCTTTGCAGCACTTGTTATATTTTTGTGCTTTTTAGTTACCAAGTTTAAACGTGTTTTTGGTGATCTTTCATATGGTGTCTGCACCGTAGTTTGTGCTACTTTGATTAACAATGTTTCTTATGTTGTTACTCAAAATTCACTATTTATGTTATTGTATGCATTACTATATTTTGCTTTCACYAGAACYATACGTTATGCTTGGATWTGGCATGTTGCTTATATAATAGCCTATGCTTTGTTAGCACCMTGGTGGCTTTGTGCCTGGTTTTGYTTTGCCGCACTGTTAGAGTTGCTACCCAATGTCTTTAAGTTGAAGATTTCYACTCAATTGTTTGAAGGTGATAAATTTATTGGWACTTTTGAGAGCGCAGCGGCAGGTACTTTTGTGCTTGACATGCGGTCTTATGAACGTCTAATAAATACAATTTCACCTGAAAARCTTAAGAGTTATGCTGCCAGTTATAACAAATACAAATATTATAGTGGCAGTGCTAGTGAAGCTGATTATCGTTGTGCGTGTTATGCYCACCTAGCAAAAGCTATGTTGGACTATGCAAAGGAYCATAACGATATGTTGTATTCACCGCCCACTGTTAGCTATAATTCYACACTACAAGCCGGTCTTAAAAAGATGGCACAACCATCTGGTTGTGTCGAGCGTTGTGTRGTTCGTGTTTGTTATGGTAACACCGTTCTTAATGGTGTTTGGCTTGGGGATGTTGTTACATGCCCTAGACATGTGATAGCACCCTCAACCACATCGCTTATTGATTATGAACACGCATATAGCACTATGCGTCTACATAATTTTTCTATTTCATATAACGGTGTATTTTTGGGTGTAGTAGGTGCTACTATGCATGGCTCAGTGCTGCGTATTAAAGTTTCTCAATCCAATGTGCACACACCTAAACATGTTTTTAAAACATTGAAACCYGGCGACTCTTTTAACATATTAGCTTGTTATGAAGGCGTCGCCTCAGGTGTTTTTGGTGTGAATTTGCGAACCAACTCTACCATTAAAGGTTCATTTATAAATGGAGCATGTGGTTCTCCAGGTTATAATGTCAAAAGTGATGGTACTGTTGAATTTTGTTATTTACATCAAATTGAATTAGGTAGTGGTGCACATGTTGGTTCAGACTTTTCTGGCAGTATTTATGGCTGTTTTGATGACCGACCTAGTCTTCAGGTTGAAGGTGCAAACCTTATGTTGTCAGATAATGTTATTGCCTTTATGTATGCTGCTTTGTTGAATGGCTGTAGATGGTGGTTACGCCCTGAGAGAACTAATGTTGATGTTTTTAACGATTGGGCCGTTGCTAATGGTTACACTAGTGTTTCCAGTGTTGACTGCTATTCAATTTTAGCTGCTAAGACTGGTGTTAGTGTGGAACAGATTTTGGCTGCGATTCAGCGTTTGTGTGACGGTTTTGGTGGTAAGACTATATTAGGTTATCCTAGTTTGTGTGATGAATTCACTCTGGCAGAAGTTGTGAAGCAAATGTACGGTGTTAATTTGCAAAGTGGCAAAGTTAACAGTGGTTTAAAAACGCTATTATTATTTGGCGTTTTCTTTACAATGTTCTGGGCAGAACTCTTTATTTACACAAATACTATTTGGGTTAATCCTGTTATACTTACCCCTGTCTTTTGCATCTTGTTGTTTCTCTCATTGGTTTTAACTATGCTTCTCAAACATAAATTTCTGTTTTTGCAAGCATTTTTGTTGCCCACCGTTATAGCAACTGCTTTGTACAATTGTGCTTGGGATTATTATATGGCAAGATTTTTGGCTGACCATTTTGACTATAACGTTTCTGTACTCCAAATGGATATTCAGGGTTTAGTAAATGTTTTGGTTTGTTTGCTTGTAGCATTTTTACACACATGGCGTTTCGCTAAGGAACGTTTTACACATTGGTGTACTTATGTGTGCTCCCTTATAGCAATTGTTTACACTTATTACTATAGTGGTGATTTTCTGAGTTTGCTTGTCATGTTTTTATGTGCTATATCTAACGAATGGTATATTGGTGCTATTGGTTTTAGATTAGCCCGTTTACTTGTTCTGTGTGTGTCGGAAGACATTGTTGATGTGTTTGGTGAAGTTAAGTTTACTTTGGTTATATACTTAATTTGTGGTTACTTAATTTGTGTCTATTGGGGTATTTTGTACTGGCTCAATAGATTCTTTAAGTGTACCATGGGTGTGTATGACTTTAAAGTGAGCGCAGCGGAATTCAAATACATGGTGGCTAATGGTCTTCGAGCACCACAAGGGCCATTTGACGCACTTTGGTTATCCTTTAAGTTGCTTGGTATTGGTGGAGATCGTTGTATAAAGATTTCTACTGTCCAATCTAAGTTAACAGACTTGAAGTGTACTAATGTTGTGTTACTTGGTTGTCTTTCAAGTATGAACATTGCTGCTAATTCTAATGAATGGGCTTATTGTGTTGACTTACATAATAAGATTAATCTTTGTGATGACCCAGAAAAGGCTCAAGAGATGCTTCTGGCATTGCTTGCATTCTTTTTAAGCAAACATAGTGATTTTGGTCTTGATGGTCTTATTGACTCTTATTTTGATAATAGTAGCACATTACAAAGTGTTGCTTCATCATTTGTCAGTATGCCATCATACATCGCTTATGAAAACGCTAGACAAGCATATGAGGATGCTGTTGCTAATGGCTCATCACCTCAACTTGTTAAGCAGTTAAAACGTGCGATGAACATTGCAAAATCAGAGTTTGATCACGAGATATCCGTTCAAAAGAAGATAAGCAGAATGGCTGAACRAGCTGCTACTCAGATGTATAAGGAAGCACGTGCTGTTAACCGTAAATCCAAGGTCATCAGTGCTATGCACTCATTGCTCTTTGGTATGTTAAGACGTTTGGATATGTCAAGCGTTGAAACAGTGTTAAATTTAGCACGTGATGGTGTTGTTCCTTTGTCAATTATACCGGCAACATCAGCTTCTAAGTTGACTATTGTCAGTCCAGATCTTGAATCTTATTCTAAGATTGTTTGTGACGGATCCGTGCATTATGCTGGTGTTGTTTGGACTCTTAATGATGTTAAGGACAACGATGGTCGGCCAGTTCACGTTAAAGAGATTACAAAAGAAAACGTTGAAACATTAACGTGGCCTCTTGTTCTCAGTTGTGAACGCGTCGTTAAACTCCAAAATAATGAAATTATGCCTGGTAAGCTTAAGCAGAAACCTATGAAAGCGGAAGGCGATGGCGGTGTGTCTGGTGAAGGTAATGCTTTGTATAATAATGAAGGTGGAAAAACTTTCATGTATGCATACATTTCCAATAAAGCAGACCTTAAATTCGTCAAGTGGGAGTATGAAGGCGGTTGTAATACAATCGAGTTGGACTCACCTTGTCGTTTTATGGTTGAAACACCTAGTGGTCCACAAGTAAAGTATTTGTATTTTGTTAAAAATTTAAATACTTTACGCAGAGGTGCTGTTCTGGGTTTTATTGGTGCTACAATTCGTTTGCAAGCCGGTAAACAGACAGAATTGGCTGTTAACTCTGGATTACTCACTGCCTGTGCGTTTTCTGTTGATCCTGCAAGTACTTATTTAGAAGCTGTTAAACATGGAGCAAAACCTGTTGGTAATTGTATTAAAATGTTGTCTAATGGTGCTGGTAATGGCCAGGCTATTACCACTAGTGTTGACGCTAATACAAACCAAGATTCTTATGGTGGTGCTTCAGTTTGCTTGTACTGTAGAGCTCACGTGTCTCATCCTAGTATGGATGGTTATTGTAAGTTCAAAGGCAAGTGTGTGCAGGTCCCTCTTGGCTGCATGGATCCAATTAGGTTTTGTCTCGAGAATAAGGTGTGTACAGTTTGCGGTTGTTGGTTAGGTCACGGCTGTTCATGTGACCGTACAACCGTTCAAAGCTTTGACATGTCTTATTTAAACGAGCAAGGGGCTCTAGTGCAGCTCGACTAGAGCCCTGTAATGGCACGGACATAGATAAGTGTGTTCGTGCTTTTGATATTTATAACAAAAATGTTGCTTTCTTGGGAAAGTGTTTGAAGGTGAACTGTGTTCGCTTTAAAAATGCTGAACTCAGGGATGGCTATTTTGTTATAAAACGCTGTACTAAGTCGGTGATGGAACACGAGCAGTCCATGTTTAACCTACTTAGTGGTTCAAATGCCTTGGCTCAACATGATTTCTTTACATGGAAAGATGGCAGAGTCATATATGGTAATGTTAGTAGACAGAATCTTACTAAATACACCATGATGGATTTGGTCTATGCTATGCGTAACTTTGATGAACAAAATTGTGATGTTCTCAAAGAAATACTAGTTTTGACTGGTTGTTGTGACAACTCTTATTTTGATAATAAGAGTTGGTACGACCCAGTCGAAAACGAAGACATACATAGAGTTTACGCCGCTTTGGGTAAAGTTGTTGCCAACGCTATGCTTAAGTGCGTTGCATTGTGCGATGAAATGGTTGTTAAAGGTGTTGTTGGTGTCTTAACATTAGACAATCAAGACCTTAATGGCAACTTTTATGACTTTGGTGATTTTGTTGTTAGCTTACCAGGCATGGGTGTTCCCTGTTGCACATCATATTATTCTTATATGATGCCTGTTATGGGTTTAACTAATTGTTTGGCCAGTGAGTGTTTTGTTAAGAGCGATATTTTTGGTAGTGATTTCAAAACCTTTGATTTACTTAAATATGATTTTACTGAGCATAAAGAGAATTTGTTCAATAAATATTTTAAGTATTGGGGTTTTGATTACCACCCAAATTGTTCTGATTGTTATGATGAAATGTGTGTGATACATTGTGCCAATTTTAATACACTATTCGCCACAACCATACCAGGCACAGCTTTTGGTCCGTTGTGTCGTAAAGTGTTCATTGATGGTGTTCCATTGGTGGCAACTGCAGGTTACCACTTCAAACAACTTGGTTTGGTTTGGAACAAAGATGTTAATACACACTCCACTAGATTGACAATCACTGAACTCTTACAGTTTGTCACTGACCCTTCACTTATAATTGCTTCATCACCAGCACTTGTTGATCAACGCACTGTTTGTTTTTCTGTGGCAGCATTGAGCACTGGTTTGACTAACCAAGTTGTTAGACCAGGACACTTTAATGAAGAGTTTTACAATTTCCTTAGGTCAAAGGGTTTCTTTGATGAAGGATCTGAACTCACATTAAAACACTTTTTCTTTGCTCAGAAGGGTGATGCTGCTGTTAAAGACTTTGATTTTTACCGCTACAATAGGCCTACTATGTTGGATATCTGTCAAGCCAAAGTAACGTACAAAATAGTGTCACGCTATTTTGACATTTACGAAGGTGGGTGTATTACAGCACGTGAAGTTGTTGTGACAAATCTCAACAAAAGTGCTGGCTGGCCACTAAATAAGTTTGGCAAAGCAGGTTTGTATTATGAGTCTATTTCTTATGAGGAACAGGACGCTTTGTTTGCTATGACAAAGCGTAACATTCTTCCTACTATGACTCAATTGAATCTTAAGTATGCCATTAGCGGTAAAGACCGCGCTAGAACCGTTGGTGGTGTCTCACTGTTGTCTACTATGACAACGAGACAGTACCACCAAAAACATCTTAAGTCCATTGTTAACACACGCAATGCCACTGTTGTCATAGGCACCACAAAATTTTATGGTGGCTGGGACAATATGTTGCGTACTTTGATGGACGGTGTTGAAAATCCTATGCTTATGGGTTGGGACTATCCAAAATGTGATAGAGCCTTACCTAATATGATACGTATGATTTCAGCTATGGTGTTAGGTTCTAAGCATGTCAGTTGTTGCACTTCAACAGACAGGTTTTACAGACTTAGCAATGAATTGGCACAAGTTTTGACTGAGGTTGTATACTCCAATGGCGGTTTTTATTTTAAACCTGGTGGTACAACTTCGGGTGATGCTAGTACTGCTTATGCTAACTCTGTATTTAACATTTTTCAAGCTGTAAGTTCCAACATTAATCGTTTATTAAGTGTTCCTTCGGACTCTTGTAACAATATTAATGTTAGAGATTTGCAGCGTCGTTTATATGATAACTGTTACAGGTCAACTAATGTTGATGAATCATTTGTTGATGATTATTATGGTTATCTTAGGAAACATTTTTCTATGATGATACTGTCTGATGATGGTGTTGTTTGTTACAACAAGGATTATGCTGAACTTGGTTATATAGCTGACATTAGTGCCTTCAAAGCCACATTGTACTACCAGAACAATGTTTTCATGAGTACTTCCAAGTGTTGGGTTGAGGAAGACCTAACCAAAGGACCCCATGAATTTTGTTCTCAACATACCATGCAAATAGTGGACAAAGAGGGTACCTATTATTTGCCTTACCCTGATCCTAGTAGGATTTTGTCAGCAGGTGTCTTTGTTGATGATGTAGTTAAAACTGACGCTGTCATTTTGCTAGAACGTTATGTCTCTTTGGCTATTGATGCTTACCCCTTGTCCAAGCATCCAAACCCTGAATACCGTAAAGTATTCTATGTGTTGCTGGACTGGGTTAAACATCTTAACAAAACTTTAAATGAGGGGGTCTTAGAGTCGTTTTCTGTTACACTCTTAGACAACCAAGAGGACAAGTTTTGGAGTGAAGAGTTTTACGCTAGTATGTATGAAAAGTCTACAGTTTTACAAGCTGCAGGTCTTTGTGTAGTCTGTGGTTCACAAACCGTTCTACGTTGTGGTGATTGTCTTCGTAAACCTATGTTATGTACCAAGTGTGCTTATGACCACGTTTTTGGTACGGACCATAGGTTTATATTGGCTATAACACCGTATGTTTGTAGTGCTTCTGGTTGTGGCGTTAGTGACGTTACTAAGTTATACCTCGGTGGTCTGAATTATTATTGTATAGACCATAAACCCCAGTTGTCATTTCCTTTATGTTCAGCTGGTAACATTTTTGGTTTGTACAAAAATTCAGCAACAGGTTCTTTGGATGTTGAAGTTTTTAATAAACTGGCCACATCTGATTGGACTGATGTCAGGGATTACAAACTTGCTAATGATGTCAAGGACTCACTTAGGCTTTTTGCGGCTGAAACAATCAAAGCTAAGGAGGAAAGTGTTAAATCCTCTTATGCTTTTGCAACTCTCAAAGAGATTGTTGGACCTAAAGAACTGCTACTTAGTTGGGAAAGCGGTAAAGTGAAACCACCATTGAATCGCAATTCTGTTTTTACTTGTTTTCAAATAAGTAAAGATTCCAAGTTTCAAATTGGTGAGTTCATTTTTGAAAAGGTTGATTATGGTTCTGACACTGTTACGTATAAATCTACTGCCACCACTAAGTTGGTGCCTGGTATGATTTTTATCTTAACGTCACATAATGTACAACCTTTACGTGCCCCAACTATTGCCAATCAAGAGAGGTACTCTAATATTTACAAGTTGCATCCTGCTTTTAATATTAGTGATGCATATGCAAGTTTAGTTCCGTACTATCAACTTATTGGCAAGCAAAGAATAACAACAATTCAGGGCCCACCTGGTAGTGGCAAATCACACTGTTCTATTGGACTAGGTTTGTACTATCCAGGTGCGCGTATAGTTTTCACTGCATGTGCCCATGCTGCTGTTGACTCCTTGTGTGCCAAGGCTGCAACGGCTTATAGTGTGGACAAGTGCACTAGAATTATACCTGCACGGGCTCGGGTGGAATGTTATAGTGGTTTCAAACCCAATAACACTAGTGCACAGTACATTTTTAGTACTGTTAATGCACTACCTGAGTGTAATGCTGATATTGTTGTTGTTGATGAAGTGTCTATGTGTACAAATTATGATCTTTCTGTTATTAATCAGCGTCTCTCTTATAAGCATATTGTTTATGTTGGAGACCCGCAGCAACTTCCTGCGCCACGAGTAATGATTACTAAAGGCGTTATGGAACCTGCAGATTATAATGTTGTTACACAACGCATGTGTGCTATAGGTCCTGATGTGTTCTTACACAAATGTTATAGGTGCCCAGCTGAAATTGTTAACACAGTTTCTGAACTTGTTTATGAGAACAAATTTGTCCCTGTCAAGCCTGACAGCAAACAGTGCTTTAAAATTTTCGTCAAGGGTAATGTACAGGTTGATAATGGTTCTAGCATAAACAGAAAACAACTTGATATAGTTAAGCTATTCTTAGCCAAAAACCCAAGTTGGAATAAGGCTGTGTTTATTTCACCATATAACAGTCAGAATTATGTTGCTAGTAGATTACTAGGACTCCAAATTCAAACCGTTGACTCATCTCAAGGTAGTGAATATGAGTATGTTATTTACGCACAAACTTCTGACACTGCACATGCTTGCAATGTTAATAGGTTTAATGTTGCAATAACTCGTGCCAAAAAGGGTATATTTTGCATAATGTGTGATAGAGAGTTGTTTGAAGCACTAAAATTCTTTGAAATTAAGCAGTCTGATCTCCAGTCCGTTGACCAGGCTTGTGGCTTATTCAAAGATTGTGCGCGTAACCCTGTTGACTTACCACCAACACATGCACATACATTTTTGTCATTGTCGGACCGTTTTAAAACCAATGGTGACCTTGCTGTTCAAATAGGTTCTAACAATGTTTGTACCTATGAACATGTCATGTCATTTATGGGTTTTAGGTTCGACATTAACATACCAGGCAGTCATAGTTTGTTTTGTACACGTGATTTTGCCATTCGTAATGTGCGAGGGTGGCTAGGTATGGATGTTGAGGGTGCTCACGTCTGTGGTGACAATGTTGGTACTAATGTACCCCTACAGGTTGGATTTTCTAATGGTGTTGATTTTGTAGTACAACCTGAGGGTTGTGTCTCTACCAACACTGGTGATGTTATCAAACCTGTTCGTTCTAGAGCACCACCGGGTGAACAATTTACTCACCTTGTTCCTTTGTTGCGCAAAGGACAACCGTGGTCCGTTGTGCGCAAACGTATTGTTCAGATGGTTGCTGATTACCTTGCCGGCTTGTCTGACAATTTAATCTTTGTGTTATGGGCAGGTGGTCTAGAATTGACCACTATGCGCTATTTTGTAAAGATTGGTCCAGCTAAACAGTGTTATTGCGGAAAGTCTGCAACATGTTACAATTCAGTTAGCAATGAATATTGTTGTTTTAGACATGCATTGGGCTGTGATTATATTTACAATCCATATGCATTTGATGTGCAACAATGGGGATATGTCGGTTCTTTAAGTCAGAATCACCATGCAGTTTGCAACATTCATAGAAATGAGCATGTTGCATCTGGTGATGCTGTCATGACACGTTGTTTAGCAATACATGACTGTTTTGTTAAAAACGTTGATTGGACTGTTACATACCCCTTCATTGCAAATGAAAAGTCAATTAATGGTTGCGGGCGTAATGTTCAAGGACACGTTGTTCGTGCAGCTTTGAAGTTGTACAAACCAAGTGTTATTCATGACATTGGCAATCCTAAAGGTATACGCTGTGCTGTTACAGATGCCAGGTGGTATTGTTATGATAAGCAACCTGTTAATAGTAACGTCAAGCTGTTAGAGTATGATTATATGACTCATGGTCAGCTTGATGGTTTGTGTTTGTTCTGGAATTGCAATGTTGACATGTACCCAGAATTTTCTATTGTCTGCCGTTTTGACACCCGTACCCGTTCTGTTTTGAATTTAGAAGGTGTTAACGGTGGTTCTCTTTATGTCAACAAACACGCATTTCACACACCGGCTTATGACAAACGTGCACTCGCCAAATTAAAGCCTATGCCGTTTTTCTATTTTGACGACGGTGAGTGTGATGTTGTGCAAGAACAGGTTAATTACGTACCCCTCCGTGCTAGTAATTGTGTTACACGTTGCAATATAGGTGGTGCTGTTTGTTCAAAGCACGCAAACTTATACCGTAACTATGTTGAGGCGTATAACACATTTACACAAGCAGGTTTCAACATATGGGTCCCACAAAGTTTTGATGTTTATAACTTGTGGCAGACTTTTGCTGAAACCAACCTTCAGAGCCTTGAAAACATAGCATTTAATGTTATGAAGAAAGGTTGTTTTGTTGGTGTCGAGGGGGAATTGCCTGTTGCAGTGGTTAATGACAAAGTCTTTGTCCGTGAAGGTGATGTTGACAATTTGGTCTTTACAAACAAAACAACACTGCCTACTAACGTAGCGTTTGAGTTGTTTGCAAAAAGAAAAATGGGTTTGACACCACCGCTTTCTATACTCAAAAATCTTGGTGTTGTTGCTACTTACAAATTTGTGTTGTGGGATTATGAGGCTGAAAGACCTTTTACTTCCTATACCAAAGGTGTTTGCAGCTACACGGATTTTGCTGAGGATGTTTGTGTGTGTTTTGACAATAGTATACAAGGTTCTTATGAGCGTTTCACGCTTACTAATAACGCTGTTTTAGTGTCAAACACAGCCATCAATAAATTGACACCTATTAAGCTCAATTTTGGTATGTTGAATGGCTTGCCAGTTTCAACAACAAAGAATGACAAAGGTGTTGATAAGCCAGTTAATTGGTATATTTATGTTCGTAAGAACGGCCAGTTTTTGGACCATTACGATGGCTTTTACACACAGGGCAGGAATTTAGCTGACTTTCTACCCAGAAGTGTGATGGAGAATGATTTTCTTAACATGGATATTGGTGTTTTCATCACAAAATACGGGCTTGAAGAATTTAACTTTGAGCACGTTGTTTACGGTGATGTTTCCAAAACCACGTTGGGAGGACTCCATTTGCTAATTTCTCAGGTTAGACTTAGCAAAATGGGTATATTGAAGGCTGACGACTTTGTCTCCACTTCTGATAATACCTTGCGGTGCTGTACTGTTACTTACCTTAATGACCCAAGTTCTAAGGTTGTTTGCACATACATGGATTTGTTGTTGGACGATTTCGTTACAATACTTAGAAGCCTTGATCTTAGTGTTGTTTCTAAAGTTCACGAAGTCATTATAGACAATAAATCTTATAGATGGATGTTGTGGTGTAAAGATAATCATCTTGCCACATTTTATCCGCAGTTGCAATCTGCTGATTGGAAGTGTGGTTATTCTATGCCACAAATCTATAAACTACAACGTATGTGTTTAGAACCATGCAACCTTTACAATTATGGCGCAGGCATTAAATTGCCTAGTGGTATAATGTTGAATGTTGTTAAGTACACACAATTGTGTCAGTATTTAAATAGTACCACAATGTGTGTGCCACACAATATGCGTGTGTTGCATTATGGCGCTGGTTCTGATAAAGGTGTGGCACCAGGTACTGCTGTTCTTAAGCGTTGGCTTCCTCCAGATGCCATTATCATTGATAATGACATCAATGAGTATGTTAGCGACGCTGACTTCAGCATTACTGGTGATTGCGCTACAGTTTACCTAGAGGATAAATTTGACTTACTCATTTCGGACATGTATGATGGTAAGACTAAATCTTGTGATGGTGCTAATGTTTCCAAGGACGGTTTCTTCACTTACTTGAACGGTGTTGTGAGAGAAAAGTTGTCCATTGGTGGTAGCATTGCCATTAAGATTACTGAATATAGTTGGAATAAGCATCTTTATGAGTTGGCGCAAAGATTTGCTTTTTGGACGTTGTTTTGCACTTCTGTAAATACATCCTCTTCAGAAGCTTTTCTCATTGGTATCAACTATTTGGGTGATTTTGCACAGGGCCCATTTATAGATGGTAACACTGTACACGCCAATTATATATTTTGGCGTAATTCAACTGTTATGTCCTTATCTTATAATTCTGTTTTGGATTTGAGTAAGTTTGAGTGTAAGCATAAGGCCACTGTCGTTGTCACTTTAAAAGATAGTGATGTTAATGACATGGTCTTAGGCTTGATCAAAAGTGGTAGGTTGTTATTGCGTAATAGTAGCGGTAGATTTGGTGGTTTCAGTAATCATTTAGTCTCAACTAAACAATGAAACTTTTCACCTTTATGTGTCTACTGAGTCTTGGTTTGGCTCAGAAAACATGTTTTAGTGGTGACTACCGTGAATTGAAACTTGGTCTACCTCCTTCTGTTAATGCTACTGTTACTGGTTACTTGCCAATTAATTGGTCATGTGATAGTAACTCTGCTGGTGGCAGGTATTATGCCAATATTACTAATGCTCATGGTGTTTTTGTTGGTTACTTCACTGGTGACCGGGCTAGTGCGTTTGGTCTGGGTTCTTCTAAGTTTGACCCTAATATTTACCAAATGTATTTTGGTCACCGTAATCAACATAACTCCTTTCGTGTACGCATTTGCAAATGGCCTTCCGTCCAAGTCCCGACCTTACCACGTGACCCTCCTGTTGCACCTAAAGACTGTCTTGTTGACAAACAATTTCAGTATCAATTTGCACATAAAGGTCATAAAATTTATGGTGTCACTTTTTCTGGTGATAGAGTGCGTATTCACTCCACTGTTGGTGTTCATAATTTTTATGTACCTGGTGCTTCTAATTGGGATACTGTTGCTATTGCATGTGATAACCCAACATCTTGCTATCATAGTGTTGTCACACAACTTGCTACTGTACGTGTGCAAACTGATGACAAGGGTTTAATCTCATCATTTGAACCTTGTCAGAATTGTGAGGGTTTTGCTGAGAATGTCTTTGCTGTTGAGGCTAGTGGCAAAATACCGTCAGACTTTTCTTTCAACAACTGGTTTCTTCTTACTAACTCGTCTTCTGTCGTTGATGGCAAAGTAAGATCTTTACAACCTTTGAAAGTTCTGTGTCTTCGTGCTGTTCCTAGCCTACTCTCCACTAAAGAAGTTATTTCTTTAAGTGGTGTTAATGCTGACAAGTGTAACGGTCATTCTATCAATGAAACAGCGGGTGCATTGAGATTCAACCTCAATTTCACTTCCAACCCAATAAATGCGCTTGCTTCAGGAAAAATTTTCATTAGTAGCAGTTTCGGAAACGTTACTATATTTTGTAGTAACTCTTCTGATCCAGGCTCTAGTGCTGACGCATTCATTGCTATGGGTTCTACCTCTGCCGCTGTTTATTGCTTTGCCAATTCCACTTTCGGTAATGTGACATCACTTGATTTCATCGGCGTTTTACCAGTCACTGTTAGAGAATTTGTGTTTGCTGCCACTGGCCAGATTTACATTAATGGGTTTAATTATTTTAGCCTACCTGACATTTTGTCTGTTGACTTTGATGTTAAATCTGACAATGTTACTGACTTTTGGACTGTCGCTTACACACAATTTGTTGACACTCTAGTGGCTGTTAATAACACTCTCATACAGGAAGTTCTATATTGTGACGATGTTATTCACAAACTTAAGTGTTCTCAATTGTCTTTTGATCTCCCTGATGGTTTTTATTCAGCCAGTCTTGTTCGAGATGAGAGACTTGACAAAACTTTTGTCACTTTACCTACTCACTCTGACCATTCTAATGTGACACTCTATGTTAGTTTCAACACGTATTCTTCTAGTACTTGTACTACTAAACCTGATCATGTTACTAGTTGCCAGTACAATGTCACTATTGTTGGAGAAAATGACGGACCTGTTTGTGTTAAATCCAAACAGTTCACTCCTTTGCTCCAAACATCGATTCCTACTGGCTATTATGTTAGTGTTGAAAGTGGCTCTTGCCCCTTTAACTTTTTGAAGTTGAAGAATTATCTAACTTTTGACTCATTGTGTTTTTCAACAAAACAACTGCCTGGCGGTTGTTCCATGTTGATTAAACGTAGTAATGTCAATTATAATTCTGATATTGGGGTTATTTATGTTTCACATTCACCTGGCAACAATATTTTGGGTGTGCCGCAAGCTAGTACAGGTGTTAAAGATCTTTCTTACATTGTCACCGATGTTTGCACTGATTACACAATTTATGGTAAATCTGGCAAAGGTGTGATTCGTAAGACTAATTCTTCGCTGCCAGCTGGTATTATGTACACTTCTGAATCTGGGTCGTTGCTCGGTTTCAAGAATGTCACTGATTCCACTGTTTACACTGTTACTCCTTGTGCAACTGCTACCCAATTGGCTGTATACAAACAAAAGGTTCTTGGTGCCATTACGGCTGTTAAGAATGACTCTTTTGGTTTCAATAGCACGTTAACTCTGCCATTGTTCTACTATCATAGTAACGGTAAAGTTAATTGTACGGAACCTATCCTTGTCTATTCTTCTATTGGCATTTGTCCTGATGGCACTATGATACAAATTAAACCTGTTGAAACAACACCTCAAGTGGTTGCTCCTATTGTCACTGCAAACATTAGCATTCCTCTCAACTTCACTACTTCAGTTCAAGTTGAGTATCTTCAACTTAGTTCCAGACCTGTGAGTGTTGATTGTGCTACTTATGTTTGTAATGGAAACCCTCGTTGCCTCACTCTTTTAACTCAGTATTCTTCTGCTTGTAAGACTGCTGAGGAAGCTTTACAGCTTACTGCTAGACTGGAAGCTTCTGAAGTGAATAGCATGATTAAGTTGTCTCCAACTGCTATTGATAATGCTAACAAACTTGGTGTTAGCACCTACCAAGGCGGTTTCAACTTGACTAGTGTTGTTCCACAAACACCAGCTTCCACTTCTGGCAGTTTTAGGGGCAGTTTTATTGAAGACCTTTTGTTTAATAAAGTTATTACTAGTGGTCTTGGCACAGTTGATGCTGACTACAAAGAATGTACTAAAGGTCTTTCTATTGCAGATCTGGCTTGTGCACAGTATTATAACGGCATTATGGTGTTACCTGGTGTTGTTGATGCTGAGAAAATGGCCATGTACACTGCCTCTCTCACTGGAGCTATGGTTATGGGTGGCTTAAGTGCTGCTGCCTCTATACCTTTTTCACTTGCTGTTCAATCTAGGTTAAACTATGTTGCACTGCAAACAGATGTGCTGCAGGAGAATCAAAAGATACTCGCTGCTTCTTTTAATAAAGCTATAGGTAGTATCACACAGGCTTTTACTGAGGTTAATGACGCTATTGCACAAACATCACAAGCTATTGGCACTGTGGCTGGAGCATTGAATAAAATCCAGGGTGTTGTTAATGAACAAGGCCAAGCATTGTCCCACCTCACCAAACAGTTGCAGAATAATTTTCAAGCCATTTCTTCCTCTATTGAGGATATTTACAATAGGCTTGATTCATTAGCTGCTGATGCCCAAGTTGACCGTTTGATCACAGGTAGACTTGCCGCGCTCAATTCTTTTGTTACTCAAACTCTTACTAGACAAACTCAGGTTAGGGCTAGTAGAGAACTTGCTATGCAAAAAATTAATGAGTGTGTCAAATCACAGTCTGACAGGTATGGTTTTTGTGGTAATGGAACACATTTGTTTTCTATAGCCAATGCCGCACCTGAAGGGCTTCTGTTTTTGCACACAGTTTTAGTCCCTGACGACTATGTCACTGTTGAAGCTTGGTCAGGCATCTGTTTTGGTGGTGATAAAGGTTTTATTCTCAGAGATTTTCAACTTACTTTGATAAAGTATGATAATAAATATAAAGTCACTTCTCGCAAGATGTTCCAACCCAGGAATGCTGAAATTAGTGACTTCATACAAATTTCCAATTGTGACGTTCAATTTCTCAACTTGACACAAGATCAAGTTCAAGATGTCATACCTGAGTATGTTGACGTCAATAAAACTTTGGAAGAAGCTTTATCTAAGTTGCCTAATTATACCAAACCTGATTTGAGTCTTGATGTTTTTAATCAAACCTATCTTAACCTTTCGTCTGAAATTGATCAATTGGAACAAAAGGCTGAGAGTTTGACCAACACTACCATCAAACTTCAAAGTTTGATTGACCAAATTAACAGTACTCTTGTTGATTTGGAGTGGCTTAATCGTGTTGAAAATTACATCAAGTGGCCCTGGTGGGTTTGGCTTATTATCGCTGTTGTTCTCATTTTTGTTGTGAGTCTTCTTATGTTTTGCTGTATAGCTACGGGTGGTTGTGGTTGCTGTAGTTGTATGACTTCTTCACTTAGAGGTTGTTGTGATTGCGGTTCAACTAAACTACCTTATTACGAATTTGAAAAAGTCCACGTTCAATAATGTTCGGTGGTCTCTTTCAACTCTCCATTGAGAAGGCCATTAATCAGAGTGCAACAGATCTTAAACTCTCTGAGGACAATGCTGCCATTTTACGCGACAATTTAAAACCAGCTAGTACTGCCAGTGCTATCACCGCTTATCTGCTTACTAGCTTGTTTGTCGCTTATTTTGCACTCTTTAAACCTCTTTCTAATAGAGGCAGAGTGTTGTGCTTTGCTGCAAAGTTGTTGGTGTTGTTCTTATATGTGCCATTGTTGTTTTACGTTGGTGCGTATTTGGATGGCGCCATCATTTGCGTTGCATTGCTTTCTAGATTCTTTCATGTTGGTTATTATGCCTACCTATATAAAAATTTCTCCTTTTTACTCTTTAATTCAACTGTACTATGCTTCGCCATGGGCAAATGTTGGTATTTTGATAAAAAGAAGTTTGGAAAGGAGTTCGTTGCCGTTTATGGTGGTGATCACTACTTAGTTTATGGTGGTCAGACCATTGCTTTCGCTTCTGCTAGCGAACTTTACATGGCCATCCGAGGTTCTTTGGAAAAGAATCTTCAATTGATGCGTAAAGTCGAGCTTTATAACGGTGACGCTATATATGTTTTTGCCGAAGAACCCGTTGTGGGCATCGTCAATATGAGTTGTGATATACAACTATACGAAGATGTTCCCGCGGTTAATTGACGATAATGGTCTTATCCTCAATGCCATCCTTTGGCTCTTTGTAATGATATTTTTCTTGGTACTCTCTATTACCTTTATTAAGCTTGTACAATTATGTTTTACTTGTCATTATTTCTTTAGTAGAACGTTGTACCAACCTGTTTATAAAGTGTATCTTGCGTACCAAGATTATATGCGAATTGCACCCGTACCAGCTGATATTATAAATGTCTAAACTAAACGATGTCGACAACGATGTCAAATGAGAGTATACCTCTCACAGAAGTTTATGAACATTTACGCAATTGGAATTTCAGTTGGAACCTAGTTTTGACTGTCTTTCTAGTTGTGCTTCAGTATGGTCATTTCCAATATAGCAAGCTGCTCTATGCACTGAAAATGCTAGTACTTTGGCTTTTATGGCCAATGGTGCTTGCGCTTTCAATCTTTGACTGCTGGGCCAATTTTGGAAAGGATTGGGTTTTCTTCGCATTCAGCCTCCTTATGACTATCATCACACTTTGTTTATGGATTATGTATTTTGTAAATAGTTTCAAGTTGTACCGCCGGGTGAAGACCTTTTGGGCTTTCAATCCTGAAACTAACGCAATCATCTCGCTCCAAGTCTACGGGCATAACTATGTTCAACCCGTCATGACGGCACCAACAGGTGTGACGCTGACTCTTCTCAGCGGTGTACTTCTCATTGAGGGCCATAAGGTGGCTATTCGTGTTCAGGTGGGTCAACTGCCTAAATACTTAATAGTTGCTACGCCGAGAACCACTATCATTTATGATCGTGTGGGCCGCTCCGTCAATGAGTCAAGTCAGACCGGCTGGGCTTTTTATGTCCGTTCGAAGCATGGTGACTTTTCTGGTATTGCGTCTCAAGAGAATGTTTTATCAGAAAGAGAGAAATTGCTACATTTAGTCTAAACTAAACAAAATGGCTACTGTAAATTGGGCCGATGACAAACGTGGGAAAAGGAAGTACCCACCCCCATCATTTTATTTGCCCCTCGTGGTTAAGTCTGACAAGCAACCCTATAAGGTTATCCCTCGTAACCTTGTTCCTAAAGGTAAAGGTAACAAGGATCAACAAATCGGCTACTGGAATGTGCAACGTCGTTGGCGTATGCGTAAAGGCCAGAGAGTTGACATTGATCCAAAAGTTCATTTCTACTACCTTGGAACTGGACCACGAGCTGACCTTAAATTTAGGGAAAGAGCTGAAGATGTCGTTTGGGTCGCTATGCAGGGTTCAAAAACTGAACCTACCAACTTGGGCAACCGCAAACGCAATCAAAAGCCAATTCAACCTGAGTTTGACATCCAGCTCCCTAACGAGCTTGAGGTTGTTGAATTTGAAGACCGCTCTAATAGTTCCTCAAGAGCTAGCAGTAGGGCTTCTTCAAGGGGTAACTCTCGTGAAACCTCAAGGTCAAACTCAAGACAGCAGTCGCGCGACAACTCTAGATCCCCATCTAGGTCAAGATCCAACAGTACATCTGAGTCTTCCCAGAATTCTGCACAAGATCTTGTTGCCGCTGTTACGGCTGCTTTGAAAAATCTTGGTTTTGAACCACCTAAGTCAGACAAAAGCGGCAATGCTTCTGGCACTTCTACCCCCAAAGGTAAGAAAAAGCCAAAGCAGGCTAAATCCAATGAACAAGGTTCACCAAATAATGTTCCTTCTGACAAGAGTCAAATGAACAAACCTAAATGGAAACGTGTCCCTAATGCTAGTGAAAATGTAATCAAGTGCTTCGGCCCTAGGGATTTTGATCACAACATGGGTGACGCAGACCTTGTTCAGAATGGTGTTGAAGCCAAAAACTTCCCACAAATTGCTGAATTAATTCCAACTCAGGCTGCTATGTTCTTTGACAGTGAAGTCTCTACTAAAGAGATGGGCAACAAAGTGCAGATTATCTACACCTACAAAATGCTTGTGGATAAAGATAACAAACACCTTCCAAAATTTTTGGAACAGGTGAGTGCATTTACTAAACCCAGTGTTGTCAAAGAAACGCAAAGTCACCCTTTGCAAAATACCATGCCTGAACCTGCTCAGCTGAATGTGGCTGCCGCTGAATTTAAACCACCTGTTACAACAGCCAGTGATGGTTCCAATGCTGAAATTGAAATTGTCGATGAGGTTCTGCATTAAATTAATCAACTAAACTTATGTCTTCACTGCAATTCGTTATTAGAGTTGTAGTGGCAGTTTGCATAATTACTCTTGCTTCTGGTATGCAAATTTTTGTTAAGACTCTGTAGGTTTATGTTTATTTCTGTGCTGTTAATCCTCACTGTTGTTGCAGTTGCATTAGCCAAAGAATCCACTTTACATTTGGTGCTTTGATGCAATTGCTTTTATTTGCTGTTTCTTTAGCTATTCTAATTTATTTGGCATTTGCTAAGTCCTGTGAAGATTGTGTAGTTTATCAGTTCTAATGGATCCCTTTAGCATCGTTCTGTTTGCCATCCTAATCACCTTTTTCGTTGTCATTGTTTACTATATTGCCATACAAGATCAAATTCTGGAAGAAGCCCAGCGTCAAGCTTGGCTTCACCAGCAGTGTCGTACATTGGCTTCTAGTAAAGTTCAAAACCTAACTGGTTTTTGACAATGGATTTTATGCTGTTTCTTTATGCGCTCTCTCTCTTTATAGAGGAAGGGTTACCTGTAGCTATAGCTTTAGGTGTTTGGGCTGCTGAAGTTACTGGCTTGGTTTATTTTCTCTATGTGGATGGACCTGTTGTCCTTTTCACATGGAATTTTCTAATATGCTATGCCTTTCTTTACTTCATTCTTGTTCCTTTAGTTCAAGAACTTTTTCTTCCTGGTGCATTAGATTTAGCTTTAGATCAATTACGTGGTTTTCATGATTTTATTGTGAGAGCCATGTTTTGCTAGTTGCAACCCCGTGCGCTTAACGCACGATTAGGGTTTAGTCTTACACACAATGGTAGGCCAGTGGTAGTGAGAGTGTAAGTAGCTTACTATCATATTAACAAGTCTAGGGGAATTCAAAATTTTTCTGCACTATGTTAGCTGGAGTAATT